ACTGGGACTTAACCATTATTGATGATTCCCCCGATCCTCGGGTCGATATTAGAACAAGAAGTGTTTTTGATAATTTGCTTAAGTTGTTAGAAGAAAAGGGCCATAGATGGAAGGTGCTTATTGGAAAACGCAAGGGCCCACAGTTTGTCCATTCTTTGATAACAGCTAATTCAGAGAACCCTCTTACATGGAAAATAGATGATGACCTTTATTTTGATCCCAAAATAATGAAAATCTTACACAACGTGTTTGCAGACAAGAAAGTTGGATGTGTTGGGTCTTTAGCGTTTATTCCAGGTTCCAAGAGAAACTTCTTGCCTGAATCATGGAAAAGTATTAAAGAGTTTAATGGAAAAGTTTTTACGGGATCAAATATAATGGGGGTAGGATACGGTTGTGCCCAACATTATGTTATTCATAAAGACCCAAAACCTAAAGAGGTAGAACATCTTGCCGGGGCAATAATGTTTCGGACTGAAATCGGACAAAAGTTTGGATGGAATCTAAATCTTAGTCGTTTAGGACATACCAGTGAAACAGAGTTCACCTATCGGTTCTTCAAAGCTGGCTATAAGTGTTTACTTGTACCCGAAACTGTCGTGTATCATTTTTTAACTCCTGATGCGCTTTCACATAGAAGAAAGGAGACGGATGAGTTAAGAAAGCAGGATTTGTCTCAATTCTTTGATCATGTAAGACAATGGGCTTTAGGAGCTGGTGCATATCCACGGAAAGATAGTGGAGGGGAAGGATGAGGGTTAAATTTACAATTTATCAGTCTATGAAAGATCGTTTTAATATCTTCTATGTCGGAAAGAGGTGTAAAAAATGTGGTGTAGTAATTACCTTAAAATGTAAGGTCGGGCAAAAATGAAACGCATTCTCTTAATCATTATTTTTTCAGTAATCTTGCCACTTTCAGCAAACGCTGAAAATTACAGAATACCAATTTTAATGTATCATCACATCTTGGTAACAGATAAACTTACCGGGGTTTTAAAAGATTTATCGTGTTCGCCAGGACTTTTTAGAAGTCATCTCGATTATCTACAAGAGAATGGCTATCATATTATTACGTTTAAAGATGTGATGAGTGGGAATACCCCGAATAAACCGGTCATCCTGACTTTCGACGATGGAAGTCTTTCTCAATGGCAGGCCTATGAGGAACTTTCCCGTAGAGGCATGAAGGGAGTGTTTTTTATAACTGTCCGATTCTTAGATGGACATGGCATGCTTTCCAGCAAGCAAATAGAAACTATGCTTAGCTCTTCGATGGAAATAGGAAGTCACACATTAACTCATCCTAACCTACCCAGAATCAAGTGGAGTGAAGCTGAGAAAGAAATTAGACAAAGTAAGTCAGAACTTGAAAGCCGATTCAAAACAAATGTAGTGTCGTTTGCTTACCCTTACGGGGCTTATAGCGGAAGACTTATGGGAGTTGTTGAAAATGCTGGTTATCATTACGGAAGGACAACCAATGAGAGTGTAGCTTATTTCGGTAGGGAAAAGAATTTTAATTTGCCGATAGTTTATATCCACTGCAATACAAAGGATTTAGGGAGGCTATTAAAATAATGTCTCTTATTTGCAGTCATTATTATGCTAATCCGTTTCGCAATCAATTTCCTGACAAAGAAGAAATAAATAAATACAGACTTTATTGGTGCGATGAGTGTAAAAAGTGGTTTTCATTCTTGGAGGAGGAATATTGGAGATGAGTATACATGAAGAAATGATTAACTATTGTAGGGTATTAGCTGGAAACTCGGTATGCAAAAAGATGAAGGTCGGAGCTGTGGTTCTTAAAGATGGAACTATTGTATCGAGAGGGTGGAATTTCCCCTATGACAATCAGGTTTGTGAGCCATGTCTAAGAGAAGGTGTAAGAAGCGGAACTCAATTAGAGAGATGCCGTGGTGTCCATGCTGAACAATCTTGTATTCTTTATGCTTTGCAAAATAAGATCGATCTAACAGGCGGTATAATGTATGTTGGTGCTGTATATCCTGATGGAGAGCCGCTTATCAAGCCTCTCAAAGAATTCTCATGCACTTTTTGCTCGAGACTTCTTTATCAACTCGGCCTTGTCGGGGTTGCCGAACATACAATAAGAGGAGTTGAAATTTTGACTATGGATGAAGTTATGGAGACAAGCTATAAAGTAGCCTTGAAAGTTCCGGAATGTTATTATTGCACAAATAACTATCCTCTTAATTATTGGTCTGGCTTTGGCTGGTATCATTATCTTCCCGATGGCGGCCCAGATAAAGAATGTGTAAATCCAGAAGTACAGAAAAGGCCCAATCCAGATGAGGAGCCAGATGAAGCCTGAAGTATCAATTATAATCCCTGTTTACAATAAGTTTGAATGGACTAAGAAATGCATCGAGTCTATTTGGGATTATTCCCGGTATTACGACTACGAGATTATTGTGGTAGCCAATGGATGCACCGATGATACTGTAGAATGGGTAAAGTCCAGCTTACATCTTTGTCTGAGAGTTTTTAAGAAACCTTTGGGATACGGAAAAGCCGTAAACGCTGGGATTAAAGTTGCTTTAGGAAAGTATTTTATTTTGTTGAACAATGATACGCTAATACTTGGTGAGACTTGGATAAGGCAGCTAATACAACCTTTTGATGATCCGAAAGTTGGAATTACCGGGCCTTTAATGTCATGGTCTCCGGACGTAAAAAGCCAGTTTCTTATTTTCTTTTGTGTTTGTATTCCAAGGTGGATGCCAAGCAAGATAGGTCTTCTTGATGGCAAAACATTTAAAGAGGGTTATGGAGAAGACATAGATTATTGTATGCGGATAATGAAAGCTGGATACACTCTTATGCCAGTTCCAAATAGTCCTTTAAAGCAAGAAAGTGGAACTAATGTAGGTACTTTCCCTATATTTCATGAGGCAGAGATCACAGTTCATGATAAAAATCTTGTCCCAAGCTGGGGTAAAATAGTAGAGAGAAATCGAAAGATTTTAAGAGATAGATATTTAAGGTAGATGAACGAACCTACCATAGCTTATCTTAGATGAACTAATCTTTTATCTTATATACCTTATTATGTAGGGAGTCATTCCGAAGGGAGTATTTTCATGACTACATCAGAAGGGAAGATTTACGTGTCAGAGATCGGGATTCCGGTCGAGGTCAAAACAGGAATTGACCTTACTGGAGCCTCAACCCATGTTCTTCACATTTTCAAACCAAACGGCATAAAAAAAGATTGGATAGCCATCCCGGATTCTGATCTAAAAAGTGGAATACTTCATTATACCACGGTGCAAGGCGATTTAGATCAAGCTGGGAACTACAAGTTGCAGTCGGAAGTGAAGTGGATGAGCGGAAACACTATTACAAAATTGGTTAAGGGGGAAACTGCAATTTTTAAAATTTATGAGCTATGGGAGTAGAGATGGAACTAAGCTTAAATTCTCAAATTTGCGATGGTATTGATGTGTCGAGTCCGATGTATTTGTACTTGTTAGTCGAATCTTCAGTTGAAGGGAAGGGAATCTATCTTTCCTCATCTATTAAAACATCAATGTTAATAAGGTCTTCGGAGTATGCAGACGTAAACAGTTCGCCAGTTTAAACATGAAAGGATTAAAAATGAGAGTAGAGATTGTTGTACCAACAAAAGATAGATACGAAAATTTGGCACTTTTACTATGGTCTTTGTGTGAACAAACTCATAAAGAATGGGATGTCACAATAATTGATGATTCCGAAAATATACAAGATATAAGAAATATTCCGTTTATATACCCTATACTTAGAAGAATGGATGAAGGGCATTCCTGGCAAGTTAAATACGGCCTTAAAAGAGGTCCGCAACATTCTCACCAGATTGGCATTATTGAAGCACGAAGTCCTCATATTTTTCGAGTTGATGACGATTGTATTTTAGATAGCGAAGCTCTTGAGAAGTTGGTGTCCACTTGGGAGAAGATTGAAAAAGAAGGGACTAAACTTGGAGCTATTGCCCCGGTTGTTGTCGATCCTGTATCTCCTCCTGAGTATAAAATTCTTCCATTGGGCTTTAGAAGTTTTAAGAAGTTTCAGGGCAAGATAGATGAATACGGGGTTGTTTATGGAGATCAGCAATGGCGAAAGCATCCCGATAAGTTGATTCAGCCTGTAGAACACTTATACAGTTCCTTCCTATATAGCCTTAAAGCTGCGAACGACATAGGGGGCTACGATTTAGATTACAATAAAGTTGGTCACAGGGAAGAGACAGATTTCACGTATCGAATGTTTCAAAGAGGATACAAGCTTTTTATTCAACCGGAATCTTTGGTTTGGCATCTTAGGAATCCGATTGGAGGTATTCGTTCTTTTACTCAGAAAGAACTTTGGGAGCAATGCGAAGATCGTTTTAGAAGAAAGTTTGGATTTAAGGCTGGGAAAAATCAAGATGCAGTTATAAAGATATTCGGAGGTTTAGGTGATCATCTATGTGCCACTCCGATGATAAGAGCACTTAAAAAGAAAGCAGAAAAGGCAGCACATAAGATAGTGATTTCTTCTATCTATCCTTATCTCTTTCAAGATAATGCAAATATCGATGAATTAATATATGCTCCGGAAGAGAACATGTATCAATGGGTTACTCAGCCAGATGTTTATAGGTGGGGGAATGATAACAAGTTCACTGATAAACTCTCGGAGGCCTGGTGCAGAGCTCTTGGTGTGGAATACGATGGAGACAAACTGGATTACGTTATTCATGACAAGGAAAGAGAATGGGTTTGCGAGACAATTAAATTCTTTGGAACAGGTAAAACTGCAATTCCTAAAGACAAGTACGTGCTTATTTCTACAACCGCAGGAGTAACCCCTATCCAGTATGTTGATATCACTGCTCTTGCATCTTCGAAGAAAGACAAAACATCTCTCAAAGATTGGTCTAATCAAAAGTGGGAGAAGTTGGTTAAAGAGATAAAGAATTTAGATTTAAAGGTCTATCAAGTAGGAGGTAGTAATGATGAGAAAATTAAATCATGCGACCGTCAATTTTTAGGAATTGATTATAGATTGAGTATTGCTTTACTTGAAAAGTGCGAATGCTTCGTAAGTGTCGATACGTTTTTACAACATGCCGGACACGCTATCGGAAAGAAGGGAGT